AATTACGCTCATAATTTCTCCTTATGTTTTCTTAGCGGTATACTAGTTTAGCATACTAGCGATAGTTTTGTCAAACGATTCGTCAATATTTTTTATTGCTTCATCAGACATATCGCCAATATCCTTATATTGTTTATCTATTTTAATAACAGTAACACGAGAGCCAAGACGTTCAATAATCTTATCTTTCATATTACCGCCAGCCTCGTCATTATCAGCAATGACAATAATGTTATTGAAATACTTTCCGAGTAGGTCTGTTTGAAAATTGGATACGTTTGCACCCAATGTTGCTACCGCAGGAAAACCACACTGGTCTAAACGGATAGCATCAAATGATGATTCAACTACATAGACTTTGCCAGCAGTCTTGACACGATGTATGTTGAATAAAGTTTTTGCTTTTGGTAGTCCTGGGGTATTCTTAAATTCTTTACCTTCGATAGAACGACCAACAAATCCCACAGCAATTCCATCTGGGGAATGTACAGGTATAGTTACCATATCTTGCTTTTCTGAAAAACCAAGTTGAAACTTATTAATAGATGTTTGATTAATTAATCTGCCATCATAGTATCTGGTTGCTCTTGCAGATTCTAACGCTTGTTGATTTAATCTTTTAATTTGCAATTCATCATAGAGAATGTAGTCTGGCTTCTCTACAAGTGTTTGGTTAATCTGATATGACAAATCAATTTCAGTTTCTTTAGACTTGATGTAACGAACAGATTCAAAATAGGTGCGACCAGATGTATGCATAATCAGGGATGGTAGGTCACAAACGTGATGGCAGGAAAAGCAAAAGAATAGACCAGAACTTTTATCTACTTCACCAGCAGGTGAGCGATAGTTATTGTGGAAAGGACAAAATATAATGTAATCAGAATCTACTTCCGATTCGATTGTGATGCCTGACCCTGCGATAACTCGCTTAATTTGTTCTTTTGAGTAGGAACCATTTGTGTTCCGTCTATTCCTATTATCCATAATGCTTTATTCTTTCCTATGTATGTACCATATACTGTTAATGTAAATTCGTAGTAATCTTTTTCGTTATTATATTTTATCGTAAACTGTGGGTCTATGTCAAGTCTTGGCACATACCCCAATTCACACATCTCAAGTCCTTTGAGTCTCACAAGTTCTAAACGAAGTCTACCAATTGCGGCATCATTCTTAATGATTCCGTCAAACGTAAAGTTCTTAATAGGTCTGTGATATATATTCTCCACACTCTATTATAACTAGTTATCTTCAAAATCCTTATAACGATAGTAACCTTTGTCAAAATCAACTTGAACCAAGAACTCTCCCATAAAACCATTACGGTTTTTTCGGAATACACATTCTAGGATATCAGAGTTAGTAGCACGACCAAGAGCAAGCACCCAGTCAGCATCGTAAGCAATCTGACGTGACCAAGCAGTTTGACCAAGAGTAGGAACTGTATCTAACTTAGTAACGTCATCTGGTGTAGCAGAAGAGATAGCAATAATAGGAATCTCTTCACCAATAGACATCAACTTAAGTTCACGAGAAAGGTTCTTCATACGAACAGTCTCGTTATCAGACTTTTGATTTGGAGACATCAACTGTAGGTAGTCTACGATTACTAGGTCTGGTTTATATTGGTCAATCTTACCACGAATAACTGATGGTGTAACTTCCCCACCATTGTCATTAGAGATGATGTGGAACTCTGGTTTACCAGCAAGTTCTTTTGCATGCTAGCGTTTCAAATCTGCAATCTCTACCTGACCATTACTAAGTTTACGATGTGACCAAAGACCTTCACCCATGATAGCAAATACACGGTTACGAACTTCAGTCTCGGACATCTCAAGAGAAATGATGAGTGGTGACTTACCTTGCTTCCATGCTTGAACTGCCATGTATAAAGCAAACCAAGACTTACCAATTCCTGGGTAAGCAAGGAACACGCCTAACTGTCCTGGAGTAATACCAGCAGGTAGGTAATTATCAAATCCTGGCAAGCCAGTCTTGATACCAATAGAACCTAGTTCATTTTGTCTAGCGAGATTCTCAAAATAAGCAACAGCAGAATCAATATCAGTAGCATCAATGTCACGGATAACTGCTGTGTTCTTTTTGAGTTCTGATGTCTTCTGGATTAAGTCTTCCAGTGCTTTAGTTCCCTGACCTGCTTGAACATCTGAAGCAGTAGTTCTAAGAACATCTTTAAGACTATCATTTAAAAATTCTGCCTGTAGTTCTTCTAGGTGATACTTGGTAGCCCCAACATCATCTACTGGAGTAAAGTCACGAAACTTATCCAATACTAAAGATACTGGTGGAACTGTGCCATTAGTTTCGGAATAGTTACGGATAAAAGTCCAAATGTCATTGTGGGTTCTTAGGATGTTATCCACATTTGCTTGTAGCAAAACATGAACTTGCTTATCTGCCAGTACAGCAGAAATTAGTTTTGATTCTGTATTATTCATTTAGCCACTCTCTTGCCTTTAGTCTACGTTCTGCACGTTCTTGTAAATCTTGTTGTACTTGTTTACGTTTGTAAACAATATGGTCTGCATAGTTTGCAAAATATTTCCATGATGGATTTTCAGATACATCAAAATAGTATTCTAGCAGGTCGTAGCATTCTGGTATACCATAAGATTCAATGAGTGCATCGGCAGCCCATTGCTCAACATTTAAATTTAGGGAAGGCTTTTCTTCGTACTTTGCAGTATGGAGTTTACTGTAACGACTAAGCAAAGCCATGCGGTCTTTGCGTTCAGCCATTATTTATTCTCAGTCTCTTCTACTGATTCCTTGACCTTTTCAGCCAACTTTGTTTCAACAAATGCATATACACGTTCAAATGCTTCGCTAGTTGTTTCTCCATTACGCTTACTATCTGATACAGATAGGTCAATGCGGAGTGATTGGAAGTTACCTAAGTTAAGTGTATAGCCTAGCCCTACTGTAACCTTAGTGTCATCGTTATTCATACCCTATGTCCTTTCAAGAACTAAATTGATTCATTCCAGATAGGCACAAATCTGCCATCGTCTGTCTTTGTATAAACCAGTATACCATCACCCATACGCCTTGTCAACTCTTGTTTTGTAGGTGTTACATCATTGGTTATTAGTTTATCTTTTCTTGGTCTACCATGGTGGTAGGAAGCAAGTATATCACGAATTTCCCTTACCTGTGATTCGGAATAGTAAGAACGAACCTGCCAGCCCCTCTCTCCGCCCTTCTGTGACCCCATAGGGAAGGGAATAATGCCTTTTAGCATTAATGCTGGCATATATTTTTTGTGCCTGTTAACAAGGCTTGCAGCCTCTCCTACAGTATATGCTCTTTGTCTATTCTTTTTAAAATCACTAACTAAACAACTTTCTATTTGGTCAAGTGTAATATTATAAACAGACATTATGCCATTAGAGTTATTCATATGATATACACGAACAAGATTTCCATTAAGAAACCAAACTTTTTTGCTACCTGGAATTACAGAGGCAGAATTATATTGCTCCATTGTCATGGCAGCCATTAGACCCCAATAGCAATAAAACTTATGCTGTAACCTGCAGAACCTTTTACAGAACAATAGGCTGACCATGAAAAACCAGAGGTAGTTACACTTGTTACAGTTAAAAAAAGTTGAGCGTTGCCGCTAATTTTAAGACTTGTTCCAACTAAATTTGCAATTACTATTGGAGTTTTTGCAAAAGTATTGCTTTCAAATGCTATGTTTCCTGATAGTACTGCTCCAGCAGTTGTGGGTAGTGTAATGTCTGATACTGTTTGTGCAACAATATTAATATTACTTGTTTTGACTAGTGAAGATGTTCCAGAACCATTATTAATTGTAGAATTGCCATCGTTGGATAGTTCATTATTAATGCTAATAAGAGATTGAACTATCTCATAAACGTATGAGGTATCTATTGGTTGCCCAGTGCTTGGAAGTGAAGGTACATATGCCATAATCTAATTATACCACATCAAACCTTTATATCAATAACATCACCATTGGTAAATGGTGAATTGCTTCTTACAGTAATTGAGGTTGAGGATGGTCTACCAGTTACCGTAACTACACCAGAACCAAAACTACCAATTGGGGCTGAAGCAGCAGGTGTTGCTGTAATGTTAAAACCAATATAATTATTTACAGAACTTGGTAATTGATACGGTGTACTTAGGCTACCAACAGTTGCAGTATAAAATCCAGAAGAATCTGGACCAGCAGCACCAGAAACAGTGCCAGTAAGTGAATAAAAAATATATAATATTTTTGAAAGTGATAGCAAAATGCTTATACCGCTATTATCTCCAATATTTGTTAACTTTGGAAATGCTGAAACAGTCACCGCAGCCTGAACAAATTGATAAGAACTGTTTAGAACAGGTCTTTGAAAAGAAAAACTATTTGCCGATGTTGTTCCTGCAAATTGCCAATCAGTCCAATTTGTTGTAGCATCTTTCCAAGATAAATAAATATCAAAATTTTTGGTAGTGGCAAAAGTTTCATTTGGAGTCCAACTATAAATAAATGTATTTGTTCCAGTTTTAGGTCTAGTTATTTCACTTTCCATAAAATCTGCTGAAGTTGCTAAATTAGCGTATCCCACTGCACTACCTGGATGGTTATCTACAAGAAGTTGGGCACTGTATCCATTTAAATATGAAAATCCACCGTCACTATCAACTAAAACTACTTTTTCAATTTTTGACCAACTTGATTTTTTGTTTTTATCTTTAGAAACAACCCTATATCTAAGTAATGCATTCCCATCTTTTTGAACAGAATTGACATCCATAATTGGTATTTTAACTGTTTTAATATCTTTATCTGCCATTATGACCCCAAAATACCTAATGTTAACCTAAACTCAATTAGGCTTGTTGTATTTGATGCTTTAACAATTGAAGTTGATGTTGAATTTCTAATTGGCACATATGCAACTAATCCATAATTTGAATTGTTTGTGGTATCCTTATTTACAAAATTTAATCCATCAAGGCATATTGCCCAAGATGAAAGTGGATTTGTATCTGTAGATGCTTGAGCACTAGCATAAATTCTTGCGGTAGTTACATCATTAAAAGAAAAACCAGAACCCTGATAGGTATAACCAGATGCGTCTGACAACTTTAAAGTCAGCACATTGTATTTATCTGTTACAGATAGTGCTGGAGTACTCGTTGCTGTTATTGCTGTTGATGCCTGTTTAAAATGATATTGTGCCTTTACCCCAGTTTTTGTATAAAATTCAATCATAATATTTACAGATTGTGGAAGAGTGCTATTAGTTGGAGGATAACTTCCTCCCAAATCAATTAAAGAATAAGCAAGTCTAAGTTCGTCCGTGGTTGAGTTTATATCTAAATTTCCTAAATTAATATTACTTATAGTTAAATATGTATCTCCATAAGCAGTATCTATTGTTCTTAAAGTTGTTGTGCTACTTGCTATTGCAAATTTTGATAATGCTCCAGAAATAATTAATGCATCATTTAAAAATCTTGGTCTTTCAAATGAACTAGTTCTGGCTGTACCAAAAAAAGTATTGTCTGTATTTGTGAGAACTGCTTTATTATCTGTAATATCTGTTGATGTAAGTGTATTTGTTATATACACAATATCGGATGTGCTATCTATTGAACTTGTTGTTGTTCCTATTTTCCAAGGTTCTGCTGTTTTTGAAAAATTAAATATATTTTTATTATCTAAGCCAGATGGGTTTGGATTACTTTGGTCTGAATACAAACCTAATTCTGTAATCTCGTATCTATCTTCTAATGGTAATTCTGCTGTAAAAGATATTTTATCTAAATACCCTGTTGCTGTGCCAACAGCAGAACTATAGGTTGTTGTTGCAGAATATGTATTAGAGCCTTTTGCAACAAAGGTAGTGCTTGTTGCAGAAATAATTGTATAAGCATTATAGTTTATAGGATAAAGACCACCAATTGCATTTAGATTATCTTTAACTGCAACGGTTTGACCAACTACAAAATTATTTGGTGCTACAAAAGAAACATTTTGACTACCGTTTGTGACTGTTACCGAAGTAATTGTTGCAACACTTTTATCATTAATATAAGCACGAGATATAATTGGAATTCTAGTCATTTCAAAATCTAATTCTGTTTTGGCAGAATAATCTCCATAGGCTGTTGATAGTGCTAATGGTTCTGGACCGCAACCAATAGCAATATGAGAAGCATACTGGGTTGATTTTCCAACCAAGTATTTTCCAATAAGATTTTTTCCAGTATTTGTAATCATATTTATCCTTATACTATTGTATCACCAATCGGAGTAATTGTTGAAATAAACTCAATTTCTATTTCTTCATCAATATCTAAATTAACAAACTCTATATATATAGAGTAATCATTTTGATTAAAATAAATATTTTTACCACTAAGTCCATTGCCCACATTTGGAATCTTATCTAATAGATTAATTTCAAGTCTGTCAAAATAGTTGTTGTAACTATTTGATGATTTAAACAATGATTGTGGGCTATATTGTTGAACAATATTGTTTAGATTTAAAATATTAGATTTTTCGGTATTTACTAGAAAGTTTTGATTTTGAGTATTTATCAATTCGTTTCCAGCAATTTCTTCAAAAATAGAATTAGTCATAAATTCTTCAGAAGGCAATTTAGTATCAATAAATAAATTTGACGTAGCAATTTTTACTGCTTCTTTTTTATCATAACCTGCTACAAATATTGTAGGTGGTTTGGCTTTTCCCATTACACTACCTCACTTAAATAAAGCGTCATATCTGGACCATCTTTAGTTCTACTAAGAGTTATATGATAAACAACAAATTTTGTGTTTGGGTCAATTATATTAACTCCATCTTGTGCATAGTTAACTTTTATGATATCTCCAAGTTGAATCATTGGGTTTGCAAATATTTTAACTCCAACAGATTTTTTAGGTTTCATAATTTTATCAACAATCCATTTCATTAAATTATTTGCAGTATCTTGATTTTGAATGTATTCACCTTGAATTGTAAAATCATTTCTACCATAAACATTTCTACTATTTTGAATATCTATGTATTGTGTATTTAGTTTGCTATAAGCATTAAAATCACTATTCTTTGTAAAATATTCGTCAACAGTAACATCGTGAGTAGACTGTTGTGTAAATGAAACACCTTGAATTCTTAAATAGTTTCCAGTAGTATTGTCAAGATTTAAAGCAAAATCAGTTGCATTAAAAACAAGAAACTCTGCATTGTATGGACTTGCAGTATATCCAGAAATTACATAGCCTTGCCTATCATTAAATGTAGGAGAAATTTGTGAATATAATGCTGGATAAGCCTTATCGTAACGAACATTAAAATATGCACATTCACGGAAGATGCTTCCAAACTCTTCGTAGTCAACAACATATTCTAGTGTTGGTTTATTTGGTCCTATACTTTGCAAAGTTTTATCTAAAACAAATGGATTTATAAGGTATTTTCTAAATGAACTTGTATCAAATTTTTGTTTATTACTTTTATATTCTGTTTTATATTCATCGCTACCGTTTACATTTTTACTATCTGCAATAGTAAAGAAATTTTCAAACATTACCTGACCAGAACCACGAACAAAAAGTGCAGAGTTTTTATAGTTATCTGAAGTTGGAATAGCATCATTATCTACAACTGTTGCCACTAACTTGTTATTAATATACAAATTAAATGTTTTTTTAATCTTAGTGCCATTAACTTCCTGAACTTGAGAAATTCCTAAATCATAAACAGAACTATTATTATTTCCAATAATCTTTTCTTGACCAGCAAAAGAACCATCATCACAAAGTATGTTTGTGTCACCAAACCACAAAACAATTGGAACTGCTTCTTTAGCACTTGTGTCTTTTTTAAAAATTTTATAGAAATAAACATTTGGAATTGATGTTGATGCTGTTGATGCTGTGTCCTTTAATGTAGATAATGTTAATGCGTCTATTTCAAAATAATATCCAGCATTTTTATTGTTAGTTACATCTAGATTAATAGCAATACCGCCACCAGTACCTTTAATTTCATAGGTTGTGCCTCCTGCAAGTTCTGTTGCAAAACGAGAAGCACCAATTGGCAATTGTTCAATTTGATTTGTATCTTTTTGTGTTTTTAACAATTCTCCAATAATTCTAAGTCTTGTTCCAAAATATACTGGATTTGGTGAATTAGAAGCGGCTTTGTTAAAATATGGTCTATAAACATATGAAACATAATCAGAAGCATTTGTGCTATTTACAACAGCATAACCTTTTTTTGCCCATGTACCCGATGAAACTGGAGCACGAAGATTTATAATTTTACCATTAGTCATTAATGCTGTAGAAGACACTGTTATTGTTTTAGGAGATGCAGAACTATTTATTCCTGTAATTGTTACTGCTCCAGTTCCTAAAGAGCCAATTGTTGCACTTAATCCATCTTCTGCAGTTATTGTTTGACCATTACTAAGGTCTGTTGTACTTAAAACACTTATTGTTGCTGTATATGGACTAGAACTTGTGGCAGAACTAATTGTTGCATTTTTTGAAATTATGTTTCCAATAGTACTATTTACTGTAAAACTTCCAGAAGTTACCGCTGTAATTGTTTTTGTTCCATCTAATTGTGTATCACTTGTACCTGTTACAATATCCACAACATCTCCAACATCAAATGTGTTATCTCCATCATACTTTCCATTTCCATCATATTTTGTTATTTTTGCATCATCATAAAAATTTAATGCACCAGAAAGAGTTAAAGCAGAACTTTTAACACTTCCAACAGGTCTAACTTTTGACTGATTTTTATTATAAGTTGATTCGTTATAATATGATGAATCAAAAAGGTCTATAGAATATCTTGATGTTGTTGGTTGGTTTTGTGTATTTAAATCAAAGTTGACAGAACCTAAT